GTATGCTTGGTTTTCCTAATGCGTTAAAACTAAAAACTCGCACTTCATAAGTTCCAGCTTTTGTTTCAAAAATTGTAAAATCTGGTCTTGTTACTCGTTCACTGATTAAGTTTTCATTTTTAAATCTAAATTGAACCATGTATTCTGTAACACCTTGCACTGGTTCCCATTGAACAAAAAGCTTTGATACAGCACGATTATTAATAACAACAATTTGTTCAGTACCTTGCAAGTTGCTTGGTGCAGGTTTTAATTGAGTTAAAGTTGTTATTGTTCTTGTTGTTAAAGTAGAACCATCTTCAACAGAATCATATTTTGAAGAATTAAATGCCACAGCGGTAACTTGATATGCCAAACCATCTACTTCTGTAACTCCAATAACCCTAAAAGTTTGTAATTGAACTGCTGTATTTTCTATAACCCAGACCGAGTTTGCCTGTGGAATAGAGCTAAATGCAGAAGAAACTGTAATAGTTGTTCCAGAGATAGAACTTATTGATCTTGTTTCTAATGTTCCATCTCTCAAAATTACAGATAATGTCGCTGAATCTGTTGTTGCTAAATCTGTATTATTTTCATCATCAACTTTTACTTGTGTTGAAGATGATCCTGTTGTAATTCTTCCACCTCTTCTAACCCCAGCCCTCAATGGATCTGCAATTTGTATTACTTGTGAAGGTCTAACAAGAACCCCAGCTTCAAGTGTAGTAGTAAAATTAACAACCTCTCCTTCATTGTTTTGAGTATATAAAAACCATTTTCCTAATCTTGACGCTTGACCTCTTGAAGTTACTGCAATGGCTTTTAAATTTTTTATAACAACCCCATATTTTGCTTGCAATGCAGTATCTTCTACAGTTTCATATTCAATTGTCCTTGTCTCCATATCAAAATAAGCAACATTTATGACTGTATGTTTTGTTCTTAATGAACTATTTGAATAAGTAAAACCAGCTTCAGTTACATTTGATAAATTAAATAAATAAGACGCATCTGTTGGTCTATCTTGCCCAAGAGCAACTGTACCCGCAGAGTAAAAAGGCATAGCTCTCATACAACTACAAAGCTCATTTATCAAGTTATAAGCTTGTTTTTGATTTTGAATGACTACATTACATGAAAAACGCGGCTCAGTATTGCCTGTTCCTGTCATGTCATCAACTAATTCTGATGCGTAAACAGATGCACTATAAAAGCTAAAAACATCAATATTAGATGTGTCTATTTGATCTCCAAAACCTTTTGAAGTTGTTAAAAGGTCATATAAAACCCAAGCTGGGTCATTTGAATATTCTTTATCACTTTTAAATGTTCCATTAAACGTGCCGCTATAGCTTATAGAACCATCTGACCTTACAGTCCCATTGTGAGGTATCTTAATTTTTGTTCCTCTTACGCGGAAAGACCGTCTAGGCGTTGAAGAAAAGGTTTTAGCATCAAACCTTAGAGCAACATGAGCAGAATTGGCAAAAGTCGATTGTGCATTTATTATTTCTGTGTAATTTGTAAAAGTAAACTGATTTCTTAAAGTTGTGTTTGGGTTGTTATTAGTGTCTGATGTAACTCTATTGACTCTTACTGTTACAGGAAAGCTTGTTCCGCTTGGCAAATTTACTTTATAATCTCTAAAATATGCACTTGCAGTCCTTCCTTTCACAGTGTCAGTAATAACTGTCTGTGTTGTTCCATCATTTTCTATGGTTTGAATATTTAAAGTAACTTCTGCCCCATCAATATCACCATCAGCTAAAAATTCTTGTAATTCATTAAAGGCAATAGTGACCCTTACTGCATTGACAGAAGTATTGGTAATACTGACAGAAACAGGTGAACTTGTTGTAACTATTTGATTTACTGAAAATTCTGTTTCTTGTTCTGTTATTGCTTGTATGGCTGTTTGATCAGATGTTCCAAATCTTGGTTCAAATGATACATTTTGAAAGTTAAAATCTTCATCTGAAGGACTTGTTCCAGCCGCTTGTTGTAAAACTTGAGTTCCATTTAAAAATACGTCTTTAAGTGCTGAAGTATTATATTCAGTTGAACCTTTTGAACCTGTCGCAGAAGGAAAACCTTCAATTTCTCCTTCACCAAGTAATTCCACTAATGTTTGAAACTGTTTTGATGCAAGTACATTACTTGGAATATTTGGATCTGTAAGATCAGATGGAATACCTATTAAAGTCATTCAGCAGTTCCCTCTATTTGAACAGTATCAATACCAGCACTAACAACAACAGATCCTGTAAAAACTTCTCCGTAAATTATAGGAACAGCAACACCTGCTCTTGAAATATTTGTTATTGCAGAAAAACCAAAAGAATTTTGTGCTCTTTGATCTGGTAATACAACATCATTTTGTGGTATTGGATCAGCACCAGTTGATTCAACTATTGGTGGAGGAGTGATTTCTGGTGTGGGTGCAATCAAAGGAGTTACACCATCGGACACAATATCAGAAGTAACAGCAGAAGAAACACTTCCTAAAACACCTGTAGTTCCAGATTCCGCTGCAATAGCACTTGCACCAGCAACAAGAGCACCAGCCCCAAGAGCAGCAGCCCCAACAGCCGAATTAGCAACAGTAGCAACAGTTCCAATAGCAGCCCCAGCAACGGTATTTGCTACACCTAAAGCAGTACCAGCAACAGCAGTTACAGCAGTGGCAGCAGTAGAGACAACAGCGGCACCTGCGCTGACTATACCTGATATTACTGGCACAATAAAACCAGAACCAGTTGCAACAGGGATAATTTGAATATCTCCTTTACCTCTGATTGATAAAAAATCTAAAGATACATCAAAATTATTCATTTTAATTTTGTAATATTGTTCACACATATGTTTTTCTACCTCTGGATAATTACAAATCAAAAATCTTACTGCCTCTGCTGGACTTGATACAGCAGCTTCAAAATATGATGATCCTAAAAATTTCCTTAATCTGCCATAAACTTTAATTTTTTTAAGCTGCATATCTATAAACCTTTTTTGTGGCTTGTTGATAGTTTAAATCAAATTGTTCTCTACAACTCAATTTACCTAGTGAATGATGCAAAATTGTTTGATCTCCTATATATAAAGCAGCATGGCCTAAAACATCTTTGACAGATTCCATTAGTAAAACATCACCAATTTGTATATCTTCTTTATTATCTAATTCTATGAAACCTAGTTCAGGTAAAGTTTTAACAAATAATGGATTTTTTATAAATTGTTTTAGTGTTTTAGGTCTTTTTGTGTAATTTATTTTTATATTTTTATTTTCTTCAAACCAATCTGTTATAAGTGACCAGCAATCATGTACTCCCCAAATAAAACTTCTACCAATCAATGATGGTGCTTTCCATCCTGACGGTTCAAACATAATCCAATCTTTCGTTAATACGCTATAAATGTGCCATGGTAAACCTAAATACTCGCAACTAGCTTTATCGTTATCAGAGGGGATTGCAGGGTCATAAGGATGTGAATGTACAACGCCAATAATCTCTCCTGTGTCTTCACATTCAGCCCAATCATCAGGATCAATTACAAAAAATTCAAAACTACTTTCTGCAATATTTTTACAAGGCCAGTAAGTTTTTTCTCCTTTAATAATTGCCAGCAATCCGCATGATTCTTTTGGCATAGATTCTTCAGCGTGTTTTGCAGCTTGATCTTTCCAAGTCATGCGTTTATAAAACTACCTACAGCTGGAAAATCTTTTTTTGTTACTTGACGTTTTGGCGCACGAACCGATTGAAGATCAAGAGCAGAAGTTAGTTCAAATTGTACAATATTTCTATTTTCAAGGGTTTTTCTGTTGACAAAATATATTTCTTGAGGCAATTCTGCTGTACTGTCAGGTGTGCCATAAGGATTTTTATTAGATGGAAAATTTTCAGCATCTAAAAATTGTGCAAGTGTTCTAATTCTCACTACTTTTGCACCTTGTAAGTCATTAAAAGGAGTTGTCGCGTTTACAGATGCCATAAGACTTGTAATATTACCTAAAATATTTGACACTGTAAAAACAGGTCTTGGCAGCCTTCCACGACCAGAATATTCAAAACCAGTTGCAGTTAAAGGAAATTTATCATAAGTGTTACCCTGCCAAATTATTGAAGCATTACTATTTAATCCAACACCAGAATGAAATCTTGAAACAGTAGTTGCTCCATGTAAAGCAGAATCTAAAGTTAAAGTGAAAAGCTCAATAATTGACTTATTTGTTAATGCTTGAAGTTCTGCTGTTGGTATAGTCATTATGGTTCAAACACCTCCCTAAAAGTGCAGCTTAAAATTGCTCTATTGTTATATGGTATTGTTTTTGACCATGCCTGACAAACATATTTACCAGCACCAGATAAAGTTACTGAAACATTACCACTATTAGTTGCGCTGTCTGATGCAGTAACTGTAAAAGTATTTTGGTCAACTGCCGTTGATATTGCAAAAGTGCCATCAGAAGCAGAGCCAGAAGTATAATCAATTGTAACAACATCACCGATGGCAAGACCATGATTTGAAATCGTAATTGTTGAAGTTGTGCCTGATTGTGAATAAGTACCTGTTTTTGTAAAGCCTTCTGCTGGTGGAGTAAAATCAAAGCTTGCCTGATCGTTTACACGACTTCTTAAAAACGCCTCTATGACATCTGATTCCTCTTCTGTTACGTTAAAAACTAAATCATATATTTTGGGATCTTGAGTTAATGGAAGGCCAAATAAAGCTCTAAATTCATACCCATCGCCCAAAGCAGTTGTTCTTATTTTTGGAACACTTGCTTTTTTTGTTCCATATACAGGATTGATTGAAGGAAAAGTTGCCATGTTACCTTGTTAAAATACCGCCAGCTTGTTTTTCTTTTACTAGTTGAGCTTGAACAACAACACCTATTACTTGCCCTAAAGCATTAAGGTCAACATTGTTACCAGAAGCAGTTGCTGCACCACCTTCTACATTAACTGTAACGTAATTATTTGTAATACCACCACCAAGCTGATTATTTGGAATAATTGTTCCAGCAGTGCGAGGAACAAACAGTTCAGGCCCTTTTTCTCCTACAACTGAAATTTTATTAACAGGTGGCCTACCACCATCTGCAAAAAGACCACCTAATAAACCACCAACAATAGTTCCAACTGGGTTAATAAGTGACCCAGCAACAGAACCTATAACACCTCCAATACCTCCTGCTCCTCCTGTGCCAGTTGCTCCAGCTGTAAAATTATCTCCAAAACTTCCAAGAAGATTATCAAGTTGTGCATCAATTATCTTATCTCTAATTCTATTAAGTATATTTGTCATTGCCTCACCAAAAGATTGTGCGCCTGTTATTGCATCTCTCAAATTATCTTTAATACTTGTTTGTATGGCGGCACCAATCTCATCAAATTTATTTTTTAACTCATCCGCCTCAGTTTTTTGTTTTTTAATTTCATTTGTGCCTTTAACATAAGCTGTAATAACATCCCTCAAACCTTCACCATGAATTGCAACAAGAGCATTTATTTCTTGTTGTGTTTTGACTTGTTCCAAATTTCCATCAAGAGCAGCTTTTGCTAAAGTCCTTTCGCGGACTAATTCTGGAATTTTATCTTTTAATAGTTGATTTATTTCTTGTTGTGTCAGTTTACTATAGTCTAATTCTTCGTTTGTTTTATCAATTTGATTTGTACTTTCTATCTCATCATGCAATTTATCTCTTACTACTTTGTATTGACCATGCAATAAATTGAGTTGTTTTGTGAGAGAATTTTTAGCTCTTTTATTGTTGTTTTCTTCTGCTTTTGCTAATCTCCTCAAAATTTGGAACCTT